TTCATTGTTTGTTTTTAAGGTTACGCAACGAGCCCCTGAAACGTCGGGGGCTTTTTGTTTTATCCATTTTTTTTCCACCGATTTGGGCAAAATGAACATTCTTCCGTTATAGGCAAAAGAACTTATTAAATGAAATTGAAAGATCAATTAGTGGGCATCTTCCAAAAGTTTGGAATTGACCCAAATGCGCATGGTGTAAAGTTCGAAACTGAAGTGAAACTTGAAGCCGAAGCAAGACTTGCTGATGGCAACATGATTTACACAAGTGCCGATGACTTCGGTGTGGGTTCGGACTGTTACATGAAGGATGCGGATGGTAACGTGTTTCCTGTTGGAGCTGGTGAATACCCACTCGAAGATGGAAAAATTCTCATCGTTGGTGAGGATGGCAAAATTGCTGAAGTGAAAGAGATGGAAGTTGAAAGCGAAATGAGTAGCGAAGACATCATTGCTACAATCAATTCATTGTCACAGAAAATTTCCGAGCTTCAAAGTTCACTCGATGCGAAGAACGCTGAACTGAATGCAGTTAGCGAAGAACTTGCAAAAGCGAAGAATGATGCAACAGTCAGTGCGACTGAACTTGCTGCATTAAAGAAAGCTCCAGCGACTGCATCGGTGAAAGAAAAGAAGACCGCTTTGAGCGCAAGCGCACCTGCTAAAGCATGGTCACAAATGACATACGAGGAGCGCATCATATCACAAATTCAAAACATTAAAAAATAATTTATTCAAATGCCAACAACAACTTCATTAACAACTACCTATGCCGGAAAGGAAGCAGGTAGTTACATTCGTGCCGCCTTCATGGCTAACGAAACTTTACAGGGTATCACTGTAAAAGAAAACATCGAGTACAAACAAGTAGTTCGCAAACTGGTTAACACTGTGACCTTCGCGAATGCAACTTGTGATTTCGATCCAACATCAACCGTTACTTTGACCGAGCGCATTTTGACTCTCGAGAAGTTCCAAATTCACAGACAACTTTGCAAGAAAGATTTCCTTGCGGATTGGGAAGCAAAGAGCGAGCAGAATGGCGAACTTCATCAGTCACTTGTTGATGCACTTATCGGTAACATTCTTGCTGGTGCAGCTGCTAACAACGAAACATTGATTTGGACAGGTGTTAATGCAACAGCTGGTGAGTACGATGGATTCGGTACTTTGTTCGCAGCTGATGCAACTGTTATCAATGTATCTTCACCTGTTGCTATTGATGCAACAAACGTTGACGATGAAATCAACCGCCTTATTCTTGCTGCTCCTTACGCAGTAAAGAGCGCAGTTGAGAAGCCAACTATCTATATTGCATCGAACGTATGGGAAGCACTCATGATGAATCAAGCTGCTGCAGGAAATGGTTGGTATGCTTACGCTGGTCCTGAAGTTCCAAAGTTATTCCTCGGATACAAAATTCACGTTTGCCCCGGTATGCCTTCAAGCCACATGGTAATGGCACAAGCTTCAAACCTTTGGTTCGGTACAAATACCTTAAATCAGTGGAATGAAGTGAAAGTTTTGGACATGAGTGATTTGGACGCATCCGACAATATTCGTTTCAAAGCAAGTTTCTTTGCTGGTGTTCAGTACGGTTTCGGTAACGAGATCACTACTTACGGAGCGAGCTTCTAATAATAAATCATAGGGCGGTGTAATAGCCGCCCTTTAATAAAATATAAAAATGAGTTGCAATTTAACTACGGGCTTTCTGCTAACATGCAATGATGCAGTTGGTGGAATCAAAAATATATACTTAATCAATCACGATCAAGTGAGTGCTGTTACGGTTGCAGCTGGTGAAATGACCGCTGCAACAGGCACTGTGTTTCAATACCAGCCAAACAAGAACACTGGTTCGGTTACTTTCAACCCGACCGTATCACTTGAAAATGGCACTGTATTTTACACACATCAGTTGCAATTCACTCTCGGCAAACTATCAGTAGCAAAGCGCAATGAAATTGAGATTCTTGCAAAAGCGAAAGTGATGGTATTCGTTGAGATGAATGATGGTCAAACAATGGTACTTGGGTATGGCACTGGTGCGTTCATGACCGCTGGAACTTTCCAGAGTGGTGCAACATTCGGTGACCTTCAAGGTTATCAAATAACCATCACTGCGGATGAGCAGAACCAACCTTTGTTCTTACCAGTTGGTGACGATGTTACCGCCATCGGTTTGACTATTGACTAACCACAACTAAAAAACTTCAAAAGGGTGGGCGCACTGCCCACCTTTTTTATATAGTATGGTTTACTTAAACACAAATACTGCGAATCAAACATTGAGGTTAACACTCGATGAGGCACGTCAATACTACGCGACTGCATTCACACATTATTTGTTGATCATTTCGCATGAAGAAAACAGCAATACAGGAAATACACTTGCACAAGTGCCGACTATTGTGAATGAAAACCAGCGTGCGACAACATTAACTGTTACTACTGCATCACTAACTTTGCCTGGGCGGTATCGTTACGAGGTATATGGTCAAAATTCGAACAACAATCTTGACCCAAACGATGCGGTTGTGGTGGGAATATGTGAGCGCGGTTACTTATATTTGAACGATTCAGGCGTGTATTACGATGTGCCTGCAATAACTATAACTGACGACATTATATACAATGGATAAAAGCAATATTGTAAATGTTCAGCTTCAAGAATATCAACCCGTTTCATCAGTTGAGCGTGTTGATCGCGGCGGCTGGGTAGCGTTCGGAGTGAATAATTTATTTCCGCAATATTTGCGGGAATTAAGTGAGTCAAGTCCTGTGCATGGTTCACTTTGTATTTCCATTGGTGACATGATTGCGGGCAAAGCAATTACGACCAACGTAGGTCAAGAGCGAGTTGATGCACTTGACGTATATGGTCAGTATTATGCAGCATCGCACGACTTCAAAAAGTACGGCGGCTATTTCGTAGAGGTGATTTATTCGAATGATAGAAAGAGCATTGCAAAGTTGCGACACTTACCTTTTGAGGAATGTCGTATTGCGGTTGAAGGTGAAGACGAAGATGTAATTGGTATCTATCACAGCGAGGATTGGGCGAATACACGCAAGAAAAAAAATAGACCTACATTCATTCCAAAGTTTAATCCAAGTATGGCGGTGAATGAACCATCGCAAGTGCTTTGGAAATTCAATTATACAAGTGGACAAATCTATCCGAACCCTGATTACTGGAGTGCGGTTAACTATATAGAATTAGAACGTCAAATCGGAATGTACCACGTGAATAATATCATGAATGGTTTATTTCCATCATTTATTATTTCGTTCTTCAACGGGCAAATTCCACCCGACCAGCAGTGGGATATGAAGAAGGACTGGGAAAGATTGCTCACAGGTGCGCGAAATGCAGGAAAGTTTTTAATGACTTTCAATGAACGCGAAACACCGAAGCCCGACATCACTTCATTTCCGCTTTCAGATGCAGATAAACAATATCAGTTTTTAAGCGAGGAGTCAACGAATAAGGTAATGATTGCGCACCGCATCACTACTCCGTTGATTTTTGGTATTCGCACTGCGACTGGTTTCGGTTCGAATAAGGATGAAATGGCAACTGGTCTTGAGATATTCATTAACCAAGTAATTGAACCAGCGCAACGATTAATCATTGAAGGTTTCACCGAGATACTTTCTTTCGAATTACCAGCCATTGAATTGACAGTTATACCTAACACACCACTAACTGAACAAGTGCAAGTGGATACAACAACTGGTGCGCCTACTGATGTCGCTGCAACTGCATTGAATGGTGCGCAAATCACATCACTTGTGGATATTGCGATGCAAGCTGCTGCAGGTGCAATACCTGTAACAAGTGCAAAAGCTATTGTGAGTGCTGCATTCCCGACATTGAGTCAAGCGCAAGTGGATGCAATCTTCAATAGCATCGTGCCGGGTTCATTGAGTCCAACTGAAGTGATTCAATCACAAGAAAAAAAAAAGGACTGTTGCGTCACATTAGCTGAAGACAGCTTCGAACCAACCGAAGAAATGGCGGCTGAAGCGGAACTCGGTTTAAAGTGGCGCGATGAATACAATCGCGGTGGCACTGAAGTCGGTGTCGCACGTGCAAGGGATATTTCCAACATGCGAAACCTATCACTTGACACCGTGAAACGAATGAACTCGTATTTTTCAAGGCATGAAGTCGACAAAGAAGCTACGGGTTGGAATGATGGCGAAGAAGGATTTCCAACGGCAGGTCGCATCGCGTGGCAATTATGGGGCGGTGATGCTGGACGTGACTGGGCAGCGCGAATTTTGGAGCGAGTAAAGAAAGCTGAATTGAGTGACGAAGATGGCATTGCGATTGCGGATGAATTGATTGCACTTGGACATGATGCTGATGAAGATTGGTTTTTACTTGACGAATTTGAAGTTGATTATGAAACCGATGACTTTGAAAATGCAGAACTTGAAGCGGCAATAGCGCATGAACTCGCAACTTCAACTGGTTCTGCACGTCCTAATAGCAAAAGTGAACAAGACAAAACCATCGATGGAAAAAAGTTCTACGTGCGTTATCGTTACGATGGAGAAATCAAAGCAAATAGCCGACCATTCTGCAAGAAAATGATTGATGCCGACAAGCTATATCGGAAAGAGGATATCATTAACATGAAGAATTCTGCGGTCAATCCGGGATGGGGTCCTAATGGCACTGATAGGTATTCGGTTTGGGAATATAAAGGCGGAGGTCTATGTGGTCACCGATGGAATAAATTACTTTTCATAAGCGCGAAAGGTTTCGTACTTGACTTAAATAATCCGAACGTCAAAGACAAGGCATGGAGTGAAGCAGAAAAAGCAGGATTGAAAATTCGAAACAACTGGAGGGTTGATCGCGAACCACGTGATATGCCTTACAAGGGTTTCTTACCTGATAATCCAGTATGGGGTGCAAATGGTTCAGCATATAAATAAAATTACACTATGGCAGAAGTACTTTTTATCTCGGAAAACTACATAAAAAAATATACTCAGGTTAACGGTGCGGTTGACCCGAACCTCCTTTATCCTGCGGTGTATTTGAGTCAAGACAAATATCTATCACCTTACTTGGGTGATTCACTTTATAGTGAACTTAAAACGCAAATTGCGAACAACACGCTTGCAGGTAATTACCAAACTTTGGTAGATGATTATTGCAGGAAAGTTGTCCTATGGTGGACAATGGTAGAAGCTATTCCATCATTGACGTACAAGATGGACAACGGCACTTTGGTACAAAGGACATCGGAAGATGCTTCACCGATTAGCGACACCGTTATGAAGGATGCGATTGAGCGTGCTAAATCAAATGCAGAATATTACACTGGCTTACTCGTTGACTACTTGTGCGCGAATAGTACGCTGTTTCCTGAATACTCAAACAATGTATGGCCGCAACGCTCACCCATCGGTGTAAAAAAATCAAGTTCAAATTATTTATTTAGTAGCGGTAATACAGCCATGAACACGCGAGGTCCTGTGTTTAGTAACCTACTCAATAAACTTCCATGAACGAAAGAAAACTGAAAGAATACAAAAAAGAAACTGAAGCTTTGCGTGCATACGAGCGCGACATGCTTAAAAAATTACAAAAGAATGAACCTAAACTTCAACCCGTTCGACGCTGATTTTAGCGAACCCGGATTCACTTTCCTGAAATCAACTTCGCTACTCATGATAGGCACTTTCTTGGAAGGGTTGCAGGGTACACACTTGCCGCCAGTGTTTATAGAGATCGCAAAAGTTTTGGCGTATCTCGGTGCATCGGTAGCGTTTTTCAAGTTTATTGGTGCTATGATGAGCGGCACACCACATGACAACAAATGAGAAATGACTTGCTGGTCATATCACTTATTCTTATTGCGTTTTTTGTGCTTATTATTTATTACGACCACGTATTGGTCAAGCGAATGTTTGCAGCGAGCAAAGAGCGAATAAACAAGATGTATGATAGTGCGAAAGCATTTCTGTTCATTCATTTTGTTGATAACGCGACAACTGACGAAAATGATATTGACGAAATAAACTAAAACCATGGAAGAATTTACTAACCCTGAAAGTACTGATTTGCTACGTGAAGCGATCATCATCATTGTCGGATTGATTATCCGGGCAATCGAAAAAAGAAGGTTGAAGAAATCTTTGCAGAATGCCGAGCCGCAAAATTGAAGACCTCGTAAAAGAGCTGCAAGATGCTTGGCGTGTTGCACTGATTGCGTACACTACTACTTATCCTGACCAACCGCAACCGTTCATCACTTGCACTTATCGCAGTCCGGCTGAACAACTTGAACTTTATGCACAAGGTCGAACCAAACCCGGTCCGATTGTCACGCAATTAAAGTCAGGAAGCAAGCACAACACGAACCCATCGAGAGCTTTCGACATTGCTTTTCAAAAGAATGGCAAGTTGCTTTGGGACAAGAAGCATTTCATTCGTTTTGCATCGGTAATTAAGTCGGTCAGTAGTGTTGTGAAATGGGGCGGTGACTGGAAAAAGTTCAAGGATTACCCTCACTTCGAAATATGAACACTAAATACCGCAGCTACTACGAAATAGTACTGCAATCATCGAGTGGTATTTCTTACCGCGAACAGTTATCGCGTATCCATAAAACGCTGGATGCGACTTGCACCTTCGAAGCTTTTTATGTTGGCTTCAAAAGATACAAAAAAGCCAAAGCAAAACTGAAAATTCAGGAAGTTAAGACCAGCATAGCACAAGGTGCTGCACATACTACAAACGCATTTAGCTCGCTTTTAAACACACTTAAACCCGACCCGAATCCGTTGCGCTTACCAGCTTCAAAAGAATCGGTTTATTCGGCTTTCAAATTACCGAAAACTGCGAATGATATTTTGTTGCTTTCGGATATTCACGTGCCATACCATAATATCGAAGCGTTAACACTTGCGCTGAAGTACGGAATGGAGCATCAAGTCAACACAATTATTTTGAACGGTGACTTAATTGACTTCTATGCAATCAGTCGATTTGAGAAAGACCCACGTAAAAGAGATTTGGCGCATGAAGTAAACACGTGCCGCGAGTTCTTGACCACGTTGCGAAAGTTATTTCCAACGCAGGAAATCTATTTCAAGTGCGGAAATCACGATGTTCGTTTTGAGCATTACATAATGCGGCAAGCGCCTGACCTTCTCGGACTGGGTGAATACAACTTGCAAACTTTACTTCAACTTGAACAACACAGAATCACGTTTATTCCTGACAAACAAATAATTCATGCAGGGCAATTAACTATTTTGCATGGTCACGAATTAGGCAAGTCAGTATTCAGTCCGGTAAACGTGGCAAGGTCGCTATATATGAAAGCAAAGGACAACGCTATTTGTGGACATCATCACCAAACGAGTGAACACACCGAGCCATCGATTAACGGCAAGGTTGTAACGTGTTGGAGTGTTGCCTGCTTAAGTGAACTTTCACCCGACTATCATCCAGTAGGTAACAAATACACTCATGGCTTTGCTCATATTAAAGTCGATTCGAGCGGTGACTTTGAAGTCAACAATCTTCGGATAGTCAAAGGCAAGATTCGTTAACCTGTCGGTTAATACGTACCAAGTAAATAACCTCGATGACCTGTGAGCTGGTAAAGTCGAAGTGAGCATTCAATGAATGCGTCCTCATCCAGCATTCCGATTTCGTCGTTTTGCAGTAGTGCTTTTCTTTGCTTTCGGAGTCTTGCTATCTCCGCGATTTGTTCCGGGGTGTACATGTTCAATCTTGTTTTTATAGTGGTTAATTAACGCCTGAATTTCAGGTATTGTGTACCTCATTTCTTGCGTTTTATCCACATCTAATTGTTCAACTGATGCAAGACCTATTCGATTGATTAAACCTTCGCGATACGCAAGCAAATTGCCATGTCTAAACTGGTTGCATGTAACACACTGACCATGCACGTTCATTTCGTTGAACCGAAGATTCGGATTTGATCCAACGGAATAATAGTGACCTGCATCGAATTTTCCTTTGAGTGCTTTGCCGCAACTTATGCAAGGTTTATTTGCGTCACGTGTGCGGATATACTTGTTGAATATCGCTTGCAGCTTCTTCTTCCATTCAGCAAGTGTCATGAGTTCCGATTTCCTGCGCTTCATTTCGGTCTTTTGAGTTTTCTCATTGACCTGTTTTGCGTATTCAATGATGCAATCCGGGTTCAGGCAAGTAGCTTGTAACGTGCTAAAACGTGGTTTGAACTTCTCTTTACAAATTTTGCATTTCCTCACGTCCACTTGATTTGCTCGCACTTCAGATTTGCGAGTATTGTACCCACAATTATTTCGCGCTGTGCTTCGGTTGCTTCGGTTTTTAATTCGACCGAGTTTTTTTGTTC